AAAAGCGGGTGGACCAGTGTATAAAAAGTTGGAAAAAGAATGCGAAGAAGAAGATGTAAGGCTTAAACAACCTAAAAAAACACCATCTCCCTCAGTAAAGGTTCAAAAGAGCCCTAAAATGGACAACTATTGCGACAAGTGGATAGCAGACAAGACCCATAATCCAAAGACTGGTAGAGCCATAAAAGCGGGTGGACCAGTGTATAAAAAGTTGGAAAAAGAATGCGAAGAAGAAGATGTAAGGCTTAAACAACCTAAAAAAACACCATCTCCCTCAGTAAAGGTTCAAAAGAGCCCTAAAATGGACAACGATTGCATGATTTGATTTGGCTTCCAAAGTCGTGTTTGTTGCTGTACCATCTTCTCTCAAAGTGGTTATATTAGCATATTGAACTGAATGGTCTTAGATGGTGAGTGTTCAAGTTGGAGATAAAGTCGGTCAGTTTAGCGTTAACATACTTCATCGTTATAATGGTTACACAAGTATTCTACTATGTACCTCATGTTAGAATAGTGGAGAATATAAATTTCTTTACCCTTCTTGTCTCTGAACCGACCCAATAGATCCTTTAGTCTAGATTCTATCTGACGGTAGTCTGCCACCAGAAAAGTATCCGAATAATACCACTCGTCTCCGGCAGCTGAACGACTGTTGTAAGTCGAAAATCTAGAAGGAAGTTTCTCTATACTCTCTACACCTCCAGGTTTGAAACGATTTTGTCTAGCATAGTTACGCGATGTGGCTATGTATATAACTTGAGTCTTCTCTCTTTTTTGATCATCTATGAGAAGATCTTTCAGAAGTAAAATATGACCATGTTAGCTTGAATCTGATCATCTTTTGCCTTAAGTTGTCTATCTTTGAATTGATGAGTATAAGCGCCATTTTTTCTAATTGAAGATAATATTTTCTGATTTCTTTTGACCTTTTGGTAGTAAGTGACATGATTGCTTCTTTAAAGTTGTCAGGTTCCATTATCAACCACTTTTTGGTTTTACGGTTCATTGGAAGCATAATTTTGAGTTCTTCTTGTATTTCATGAAATTCTTTGATTAATGGATCGTCGAATCCAATTTCTTTATATTCAATTTCATTACTTTCAAGAAGCATTAAAAAAGTTTGTTTGATTTTACGATCACTTCCTTCATAACCCATCCAATTTAATAACATCGTACCAATATTGGTACGATGTTTACCTGTCATACTATCCCACAACACATCAAATCCAAGGTTATCTTTGATCTCAAATTCAACTTCTTTTACAAAGGTTAATATATCCATTAATTCTGGACTCTTTTCAAGAGCTAATAGTACTCTATCATTAAGTAGTAGTTCTCCATATTTTCGTATTTTATTACCTTTAAATTTAATTCAATCAATTTTCTGAATAAATACACTAATTTTTTTATTTTAATGGTTTTAATAACCATTAAAATATTTATTTCTTGGATTTTCTCAAAGTTCAATGGTTTAAGTCATGTTAATCAGATAATAAAAGAAGACATGGCTTTTTATGATATTCATGAACTAAAGAATATTAGAGCTGGCGCAGAACCATTTTTAATTAATGATTTGAATTATTTAAAAGATGATGGATTCCTTCCTATAAATAAAATGAAATCGGTGGGAATGATCTGCAATACTGGCTTGTGTGACGGTGGTCAAAAAATGGGACGAGTATGTACCGATAAATCTAATATTGGCTGGATTTCTAAAGATTCGACTACATTAGACGCTCAAAAAGCAGTTAGAATGTGTTTGGACTCTGTTCCAATGAATTCGTATATAAAAGATTACTGGGCTATATACGATAAAAATTCAGATATCAATCGATACAAGTCAATTTACTACTTCAGAGAAGATTTGCCTGGACAAATACAATACTATGTTGACCCTGAGATGACTAACCCATTTTTTCCTCCATTGTTTCCCAAAAATACAAAAGCCCTAGGGGCTGTATATGTTGATCCTATGAATAATACTCACTATGATTTTAGACGATCAACTGGTGTATGTGGTCCACAACAACCAATAGATTGTAATGATTGCGAAATTGCCGAGTTTAGAGATCTACAGGGTCATAGAGAAGACATGTTGGCAAATATAATGAGACCACGCAATCGAAGAGAATACGAACCTGTACACTTTAATTTTATGACTCGTTATCATGAACAATAAATTTCTTTTATACTGAAAGGAAGTATAAAAGAATCCACATGTGGTACGTTTCAAGCGAATTAGTAGTTTTTTGACGTAATTTGAGTAGTCTACAGAAAAAATTTTTCGACTAGATATTCAAATCACAATAACTTTGCTACTCGTGTACTCAAATGACGGTTGAGATATCTCATTTATCCATAAACACCATAACTTGAAAAACGAGTAACATTTTTAACCACAAAATTAAACTTTTCAAAATTTTTGAATTTTCAGATTTTTGGGGGTCGTCGACAAAAAGGAACGACTCGCACTCCTTTTTGTCGAGTTGCGATCAAAAAAATCTTCAACTTCTCACTCCTTTCGACTTGATATGCTAAACTACTCGTATTTTGCAATTTTTAAAAATGAAAATTCGACCTACCCAAAGAACCATAAAATTTTAAGTGTAAAGTTAACTTTTCGGTTCGAAAGAAGCATAATTTGATTCGGTACCGTAGTTTTTCCGTTGTTGAGTGTAGGAGAGAAAATCGGATGATCGCAGACATGTAAAAAAGGAAGAATTCAAACTTCTGAATTTTTCCGAGGAGACATCTCAAACGTCTGTGATTGTAGTCGAAAGATCTCAATTAGTTCAATTGAGATGTCGAGTTGAGACAATTGAGTTGTACAGAGAAAATTTTTCGAGGAGATTATTCAAACTACACTTTCAATCACGGTATATTCATTTATTATATATCTTGATTATAAATGTGGTTTAATCGCATCTAGCTCATTAATCCACATTTTATTAATGGTCATTTTTTCCAAATCATTCAATTGTTGTTTTAGTTTAGAAATTGTATCGTTGAGCACTTTTACAGCGTTTAAAGTACAACCTTTAATTGGAATATTTAATAAATAATTAAAGGTTTCATCAACTTTTAAAAATTTTTCCTCGTTTAAAATATTTATAATGGTTTCGTCCTCTTGTTTTAAGAATTTTTCATTTTCAACAACTTTAAGGATAAATTTCAGTTTATTTTCATTAAGATTAATTTGTTTTGATAAAGTGTCAAGTTGATGATCTTTTCGAAGCTTATAGTAGTATAACCTAGTTTTAAAATATTCATCGAGAATATCATTGATTGTTTGATATTTGGTAATAACATTATCATGATTAAAAAGAACCATATTTGTTGTATGTAATGTTGAAGTCAATTTGATGGCTGTGGTGTCTTGTAAGTCTTTTAAAATAAAGTTAACTTGGTCAGTTGTACTTTCATTGATTAGTTTAGATAACATACCTTTCTCAACCAATGAGATACAGTGATCCTTGAATTTGTCTGTCCACATACCAATAGGTAATTCAGTTACCTGAATAGTTCTTTCATCTACACGTTTCATCTTACCATAAGTTGTAAATTTTGTTTTTTCATCATCAAAAGGTTTAATCTTACCTTTAAAATTTTTATAATAAGGATCCAGATTAAGAGGTTCTTGTTCTTCATCATTCTTTAATTTTAAATACAAATAATCAAGCAATTGCATTGGGTTATATTGTGGTATAAAACATGACCAGCCGGTACCAATACCAATTGAACCATTAATTAAAATTAATGGTAAAATAGGAATAAAAGTAACCGGTTCACCTTCGTTGGTGTATGTTAATATTGGATCATCTTCTTCACGGAATAAATACTTCAGTATTTTGTGAGGTTTGGTGTATATGTACCTCGAAGCAGCTGAATCTTTACCTCCTTCAAGTCTGGTTCCAAATTGACCATCAGACTCCAACAATGGAATATTGTTTGTACCCACAAAATCTTGTGCAAACTTAATTATAGTTTCACAAAGGTTCTGTTCACCATGTTTATAGTCGGTTTGTTCTGCAACATAACCACTCAATTGAGCAACCTTTATAAAATCTGCTTGTTTGGATTTGAATTTTTTTCTTATGGCATATATAACTTTGTGCTGTGATTCTTTGAGACCATCGATACATGAGGCTAAACTTCTCTTACAATCTTCATATGAAAATTTAATCATTTCATGCTCCATAAAATCGCTCACTTTCACATTTATTAAATCTGTGGTTAAGGTGTCCAGGCAATAATGAGAAATTCGCGGATTGAATGTATTCAACCATAATTTTCGATCATTGGCATTTTCATCTTTAAAAACTTTATTTATGGAAGTTTCGCCCTCACTATCATAGGTATATTTGACAAGTTTTTTACCAAAAAATAATGGTACATCTTTAGGATTAATTGTTCCTAAACCTTTGTAATATTTAAAATTTTTCACTTGTGGGTGTTCTTGTCGATAATCTTCGAATGTATTTTCATCATAAAATAACAAGTCTTTACCCTTTTTCTGAAAAATTTTTACTATTGGAGTTTCCATGCTTATAACAAACCCATCTTTTTTAAATAAAGTTGGAAATAATTCATGGAGAAAATTAAGCAGAAGACCTTTAATGTGTATACCATCTTTATCCGCATCTGTCAAGATTAAAAGTGTACCATAATTTAAAGTGTTATAATTTTGAGGTTGAGAATAATCTAAATTAAATTTTAAATTGAAAACTTTAATAAGATCTGAGACGACCTTATTAGATCCAATTTTTGACAAACCAACATTTTTAACATTGAGAAATTTTCCTCGTAATGGAAGTATACCAAAGTGATTACGACCTTTTTTTCCAAATATACCTGTTTGTATACCTGATACAGCATAAGTTTTTGCAGATAAACCTTCACATACAATTAAAATACTATCTGTACCCAATTTATTGGCCGGATCATACCCATCAACTTTAATAATTGCTTTACGTTTAGTAGTCTCAATTTTTTTCAAAGCTAAAAGTTCCTTTGATCTTAAAACTTTATTTTTTATAATGGAGATAACAGGCCATTTCAACAATTTATTTAATTGAGGTTTTTCCAGATTACTTTCAACCTTGGGAGTTTTTAAAAAATTTTTATTTTGACCATCGAATTTAGGTTCAATCACTCTTGAATGTATGAAAAATTGAAAATATGGACTTATGTCAGCTTTTGTTAACTTTATATCATTATTTTTAGCCGTCGATCGTCCAGAAAGAGATGTTTTATTTAATGATTCGAGTAACCCTGAAAATATCGTTTTTGTCCAACTTTGAACATGTTGTCCTCCATTATTTGTAATTTGTCCATTAACAAAAGATATAGGTTGGCGCGGTGATTCTGAGCCTACAATTACTACCTCTGATTCTTTATGGTTAATTATGAGGGTGTTAATCATTTCTTCGTCTTTATAATAAAGTTTACAATAGTCTTGAAAACGTTTAATAAGAACTTTTTCACCATTAAAATAAAAATTTGTTTGTGGTAAGAGAGCACTTACATCAATAACCAATTTTTTAAATATGGAATAAATTTCCTTGGGGTACTTGCTTAGATTTAACCTTTTAAAATCAGGAATATATTTAACTTCTGTGTACCCAATAGCTGTAGATTTATAAGATGTAATAATCGGTTCGGCACATTTTGTCATATTTTTTGTCCATTCTTGAGTTAATTTTAATTTACGATCAGGGTCAGTTCCCGTCACACAAAAATAAGATGAAAAAATGTTAGTACACTTGACTCCAACTCCATTTTTACCTGAAACTTGTATCTTTTGACCATCATAGTTGGAACTTGATTTAAAGTGACCAAAAATTAATGAATGAATATATAATTCATTTAATTTTTTAAGGCGTTGTTTATCTTCTTCGTTCAAAAATTCAGATTCTTCCTCTTTTGATCCTATTTGTTTGTGATGATCTTTATTTTTCATAATAGGAATAATTTGACCATCATTCCATATAGTAGTGAGACCTGATTTAAGATCCACATCTATTTTGATTGACTTGCATGGTTTGGCACTGTCTTTACTTCGTTCAACATTGTCTACTGCATTGGTGAGAACTTCAACAAAAATTCTTACTAATGCCTCCGAAGAGCTAATATTTTGGTGAATAATTTTATTCAATTCATCAGAATACACATAATCTTTTCTTGTAGTTGATTGAGTATCTCCTATGTATACATCCGAACAATCAAGTACGTGTTGTATATCATTCTTGATGCTATATTTAACTTTAGAATTCATCGTTTATTTTTAATTTTTTCTTTGGAAAAATTTTCATTTTTAAGCAAGGGTAGTACCCACGGTCGTAATGCATATTTTGAATTTTTTGAACTTTGTGGTTAGTTATAGCCTTTAATATAATATAAGAATTTTATTACATTTTTTAATTTTATGCTTTCTTTTACCTTAAATTAAAATTTTTTAAAATAAAAAAGGTATCTGATAGTCGAATTTATATAGCAGCCCCAAGCGTAGTAGTTGGACTTTAACAGTCAATTAATATATTTATTGTAAGGTGCAGAAGACCATTATAATTTTATGATCAGTCAGTAAATAAACAATGAAGGACGTTCGACTTGCCATGCCATGGTGGTATGTAATATTAATAGTTCTAATCACGGTAGTTGTTGTTATCATATTTCAACATAGGGCCTGGTGCAAAGAATGTAAGATGGGTATATGCGGGGTTCATTTACATCATAAAAAACAACCTCATCATATGTTGCCTCATCCGTGTCATCAACAACCTCAACCATGTTGAAGATAAATTTTTAATGGACACATGTCCATTAAAAATCACAAATTCTCACGAGCAGTGTCTTTCCCACTTCTTCTTGTATATATTACCAAATGTGTACCTTTAAAATACCTTTGTTCTTCAAATAATAAAAATTTTAACATTCTAACCTTCACAGAAAGTACATGTCTCTGGTTCTTTTTCCTCCACAATCTTAACAAGATGAGAGTTATGGTTTACTTTATCCACAGTTAGAATTTTCTTTGATCGAAAGTAGTACAAAGTCTTCAAATCGGCTAACCATGCTTCTAGATGGACCTTGTGAACATAACTTTTATTTTCGTTAGGATTAAAAAATAAGCTTGTTGACTGAGACTGATCGATATATTTTTGTCTGGTTGAAGCTAACCTAATTAATACCATTTGATTAATTTCGGGCCATGTTTTAAATACTTTCTTCTCATGTTCTGTGAGAACATCCAGATGTTGAACTGAACCATCACACATCTTAATGCTACTATAAATTTCTTTGAGTTCTAAGGCGCTATCAATCCTGTCTTCCAAAAGCGCTTTAAGATGTTTGTTGTAGGTTATATGTGACCCTGACATTGTGTCTTGTTTATAAACGTTAGCTCTAAATGGTTCACAACTTGGACTTGTGTTACCCATTATGATCGAAGAGGTTGCATTTGGCGCTACCGCTTGCATATGGCTAAATCTTCTACCTGTACCAACACAATCTGGAGCTTCTCCCCGCGACGATCCTAAGATTAAATTAACCTTTTCCAAATTGGTTCGAATTGTTTTGAAAATTTTATTATTTAGGTTGTAGGCTGCCATACTTTCAATTTCAACATCTTTTGATTGAAGATATGAATGAAACCCAAGAGCACCAATACCAATTGCTCGTTCTGAAGTGGCGGAATGAATAGCACGTTTGAGTGTATGTGGTGCATTGTCAATGAAATATTGAAGTACATTGTCTAGATAAGTAGCCACATCAAGATAAAATTGCTCGTTGTTGAACCAATGATCATAGTAGTCCAAATTTAGGGAGGCTAAACAACATACAGCAGTTCGATTTTCATCAGTTGGTAAGGTTATTTCTGAGCACTGCGATGTTAAAATTCTATTAAATATTCCAGCATTGTTAAGCGGTTCAGTGAAACAATAAGTATTAGCTCTTTGTGTTAATTTTTTAACTTTAACAACAGTTACATGAGGATAAGTATATTGACGCTTCTCAGCGTTGTGACAATATAAAACTTTGAATCCAAATGGTAAATCTTGAGCATTAATTCTTTTCATATCTTTTATGACAGTTTGATCCTTTAGTTCAATAAATTTATGATATGGAGTACAAACTAAAGAAGTTTCATTACTAAAGTCAACACGAACAAGTTTTTGATTAACTCCAGTTTGAAAAATTGTAACCTTAGACCATTCATCTCCATTCCATACTTCAACCTCTTGACCAACAAGATCTTTAATTGGGATTTCTCCATTTTTAGTTAAAATTAAGGTTTCTCCAACCACACATAAATTACTTTGTCTAATTTTTAATCCCAAATTTTTCTGGTATTCTGGAAGCATGCGATTGGATGTATCAATGAAATGTAAGTATGGTTCTCCGGTCTCACATCGAGTTACCAGTATTCTTTCCCACAATTCAGTTGCACTAATGGTTTCTTTAACCTCTTTTGTATGAGGATCTATAAGGTTCCATTTATCCAACTTCTCAATATAATGTTTTGCATTATCAACAGTCAAATCTTCAATTTTGAGGTTTTCATCATCTATCCATTTTTTAGATTGTTTAAATTCTTTAATGGCTTCTTCAACCTTTTTTATTTTTTTTCCATTTTCAAGTTTCAATATAGGAGCAATGGTTGATATAAACCAAATTTTTCTCATAAAATTATCAGGTATATTGACCGCATTGTGAGTATTCATCAATTTATAGTTGTAGTCACCCCCAACTCCACTCACTCGTCTGGTATTTAAAAAACTGATAATTTCAGGATGAGTTATATCCAAATATGCAGCATAAGATCCTCGTCTTGTTTGGCCTTGTTTATAAGCGGTACAACTTGCATCATAAGTCCTCAAATGGGGTATAATACCTACCGACTTGTCGTCAGGTTGGCGTATACCAACTCCAAGTCCGATACCACCACCAATAACACTCAATTCACTTACTTCGGCCCAGGTATCAATTAGACCACGAGTTGTGTCGGGTAAATAAGGTAAAAAACAGGCTATAGGAAGACCTTGTTTAGTGCGTCCAAAACTTAATTGAGGGGATGATGGACTCAACCAATGTTTTGATATATAGTCGTATAATCGTTGTGGCAGTTCAGAATCACCACCAGAAAAAGCGTTTGCAACATAAGCAAAACGTTCTTGAGGTGATGTTTCTTCTGGTCGCATGTAAGAGTCCTTGAGTCGAATTTGACCCAAAGTATCTAATAGTTCATTTCTTGATTCGTCAATGGTAATCATGATAGTTTATTATTAAATTTTTCTTTTAAAAAAAATCAATTTTATTTTTAAGGTTTTATAAACTTTAAAAATAATACTATCTATAATTTAATTTAATGTTGGGTTTGTATTCTGGAATGATCTCTTTCAACCATCTCCAAGCTTCAATTTTATTAAAGTTCATATCTACCTTGGAGAACAAATCTGTTCTTTTAATTTCCTTTGTGGTTGATGCTAACGTATCTAAATATACTTTGATTTTATGCTTGAATTGATCTTCGATGGAGTCTTCTATGGTTGTATTTGTTGGTATACCATCAACTATACGAGTTATAGTGGCAGATGTGCCTTGATATGGAGGTGGTATAACGGGTCTAAGTTGGTGTCGATTAAGGTTACCAATAAGCACGTCAAGTTCTTTGTTGAACTCGTTAATTTCATCCTCGTAGTGGTCACATATCCACTCAACATATCTCCTTAGATCACTGTAGTGCAACACGTATATCTCCTTGTTCTTACGTTCTCTAAATCGTCCTAATACGTCTTCGATACGCTTCTCTGCGGCCTTAAAGTTAGCTACTTTAAATAGGTCTGAATAGTACCACATATCATCAACTGAAGATCGACCGTTGTAACCAGAAAATCTGGGTTTAAGTTTATCCATACTCTCTACTCCACCAACTTTAAATCTATTGTGACCAGCATAAGCCTTAGAAGTTGAAATATAAATTCTTTCATCCAAAGGTCTCTTTTGATCATTAATAGCCAATTCTTTTAAAATAAGAGAATATTGACGTTGTTCTTCGGCTTCTTTCTCAGCTTTTTCTGCACGTTGTTTAAGTTCCCTCGTCTCTTCTTCGTGAGATTTATCTTTTATGGCTAATTGTTCCATTGCTAATGAAAGTTGTGATTCAACTTGATAAGAACCATATTTCCGAATGCTTGGAAGAATGGTCTTACATACCAATTTTTGAAATTCTTTGGCAAAGGGAGCATTACTATGCATAATTAAATTGTACAAGCCAGTTTCTGAAATAAAAGTTGCTTTACCATCATGATAATTTAATGGTTTATTAGAACCTAAAAAGTTAGTCTCACTTTCTGAGACTAACAATTCTTTTAACGATTTTTTTTCTTCTTGGTCCACATATCTATGTAAAGCATTTTTAGGAGAATCATAACCTAATACTTCACAGACATCTCTACCACAAAAGTATGGTTCATTTATGGTTCCGGATAACTTAACTTGTCGTTCTCTGTCGCCAATAGTTACAGTCATATACTCACGACACTTACCAAGGTCAATTAGGGCATTCATAATTACTTCTTTTATGTTTATTACCTTAAATTTTCATCAATCATTTTTCTTCAAAATATAGTCAAAAAAATTGATTTAATGGTCAAAACACCATTAAATCAATAAAAGTTTGGATTTCACTCATTTAAAGGCCTTATTTTTTTCAAGACAATCGTATCCACAAAATGCCACTTCCTTATTTCGAAAAACTGAACCAATTTTATCTGATCCTAATGAACCTTTACATTCCATACATTTTTCTGGTTCTTTTTTATCATCGGTTTTATTATCGATTTCAAATTTTTCTTGAACACGACTAACCCTTTTTTTAGTATCGGTAGGAGTAATGGAACTTTTGTACCTTTCGATAAAGTCGGGATTTTCAGTTTCTATAAGACTATTTTCAAGCATACTGAGTTCTTTTTCAATTAACTGCTCCAATTTACTTGTTAAATCTGTATGCTGGGTGTGCTCAATTTTTTTAACTAAAGGTTTGCTTGCATATCTAGTTAAGAATATTTGAATAAATTTATCTGAAAATGGTCTGCGAGTATATGGATTGATAGGTATTTCGTCTTGTTGAAACAAATCATAGAGTTTGAACACGTTAAAACAATATACCTCATCTAAGTCTGTATAAAATACAATATCTTCATCGTTTTCTTGTTCAATTTCATCCCTATTTTTACAAATAGTTTTAATATCCGGTAGTTCAATTTGTTGTGTTGGTTTGTTCCATAAAATTGGCTTGGTCGGTTTTCGAATCATACTCGACCCGATGTGAAGACTTTCAAAGAAATTTTTGGTGAATCTTAACCTTTCTTCTTCCAATTTTTCTAATACAAAATTTCGGGTATCGTTGGGGACATTTTTTATAAAAAATATTTCTGGAAGTTTGTCTGCATCTGTCAAAAATGGAAGAGTGCCAGGTAGATATATCTGTTCTCTTAGTCGCTTTATAAAAACAGAAGATGTAATGAAACTGAGATTAATTTTAAGAAAGATAATTATGTTTGCCAGAAGCCTTACAAATGAGTCTCCGGAATTAGAATTTTTAAGAATGGTTTGTACCACAGTATCTATAAATTGGCTGCTACTCGATCTATAGGCTATGGGAACATTGCCAGTAATACTATCTACTAAGGCATTTGAAAGGTCAAATTTGGCCAAAAGAATCATATCTTCATTAGGTTCATTTCTCTTCAATTCTCGAATATGGTCATTTTTATTCTGATTCCATACCCTAACATAGTCAATTTCTGCCTTAAGCATATCTTCATTTTGCAATACAATACCTTTGGTGTTAGTATCTATCGCAACCATCAATTTGTAGGTTTCACCATTTTTAATAATAGTCAATTCATACCCTTCTTGAACCTTATGAGCATGACATTGTATATTATAGTATTTTTCTTTTGGTTGGTAGAATTTAACCCCGCCATGTTCGATAAATTTTCCAAAGTCAACTATATCATCAAAATTACCTTCTGCTACATCTGAACCAGTTGACCGTAATACTGGATGTACATAGATATGGTGAACAATATCCTTTACCCAAGGAATTTTCTTATATAAAAATTCACAATCTTGTTTGGTCAAATCGGTCATAGTTTCAAAAAAGATTCTATCGGCTATAGGTTTTGGTTCAGGAATCCTCGGTCTTGGAATTGGCATATCATCTTGAACAATAGCAACTCTTCCTCGTCGTTGCTCTTGTCGTGGAGTAATGACTGGTTCTTCTCTCTTTTCTTCTATCCTATCTCGAATTTTTTGAAGCTTAGTTTCTTCATCGGGTTCATCTTCACTGCTACTGCTTAAATCTTCCAATTCATCGCCAAAAATATCAGTCAGTGACGGTTTTGGCCCAATAGATTTTTTCGGAGATGTTTGAGGTGAAGGTGATCTTTTAAAGAATCTTTTATAAAAAATATCAATAGGATAATTTTGAACCACAAATTTTTCAATAAAGCCAAAAAATTCATCAGTAGATATCTTTTTCAAGATTAGCTCAGCCTTAATTTTTTCAACTACATTTGAATAGGGCTCATTGGTTGATTCTTCTATATATTCATCCAAAATTGGAGTTATCTCAGAAATGGTTAAGTTTGAACCGTTGATGATACGATTAAAATACAATTTTAATAGACTAACTTCATCCTTATCCACATTTTGCAGTAAATTCTTTTGATAGTCTGCATCTAAAGCTTTTTTGAGTTTAAGAAGTTTTGAATCATGTCGTGGCCCAACTTCAATTTCGTCTAAAGCATCACTTAGTTCCTGTAATTGTAACATTTATTTATTGGAAATTTAATATTTAAGATACAAAAGAGCTTTAGATACTTTGCGTTTCAACTTCTGTCTTTTTTGCAGAAAATTAAAATTATTGTGTATTTTAATGGTATAATGAATCATTGAGTCATAGTTCAACAATCATATCGACAAAAGGTTAATGAAACAATAAATAAATGTCATATTTCAAAATCGATAATCCAGCGGTATTGTATCTAAGTGGAGGTACCATGGTTGGAGTTATTAATCAACCTAATACTCCAATATTTCCATTAGAACTTACCAATAAACAATATGTGGATAGTTTGATTGCGTCAGGTGTTCCTGACGCAACAACTACTTTGAAAGGTAAAATTAAACTTAGTGGAGATCTGACTGGTACAGCAGATACACCTTTAGTTAATAACCTAACTATTACGAACTCTAAATTAGCAAATATGACCTTTACCAGTCAACTTAAAGGTTCAAATTCTGTGAATCCAGCAGTAACTGATATTTTTCTTGGAACGCATTTAGTTATGATCGGTTCAACTTTAAATATAAATACTTCTTCAATGCCTTTTTTACCATTAGTTGGAGGAACTATGAGCGGTTCTATTCTTCAGCCCATAGCACCAACATTACCCAATCACTTAACCAATAAAGCTTATGTTGATAGTCAAATTTTAAATGTAACGGTACCAGATGCGACTACTTTAGTCAAAGGAAAGGTTCAGCTAGCAGGTGATCTTAGCGGCACAGCTTCCTTACCTGTAATAGCTACAGGAGCTGTTACAACTCCAAAGATTGCAAACGGAGCCATTTTGAATACAAAATTAGCAAATCTGAGCGCTGTTAGTCAACTCAAAGGATCATCTTCAGCTTCTGCGGCTGCAACTGACATTTCTCTTGGAACTGGACTAAATATGACTGGAACTACCTTAAATGTTAATACCTCTTCTTTAGCCAGCACTTTTTTACCTTTATCTGGTGGAACTATGAGTGGTGCTATAAATCAACCATTAACTCCAGTTAATCCCGGAGATCTAACTAACAAAATGTATGTTGACTCATTCTTTGTACCTGATGCGACCGCTTCAGTCAAAGGAAAGATTCAATTGGTAGGTGATTTAACTGGTACAGCTTCAGTACCTTTAGTAGCAAATTCTTCCATAACAAACTTCAAAATTGCAAGTAATACCATTATAAATTCTAATTTGGCACCAATGAGTGGGACCAGTCAACTCAAAGGGTCAAGTTCTGTGGTGACATCTGTAACAGACATTTCTTTGGGATCTAATTTAACTATGGCTGGAACAACTTTAAATGTTAATACATCATCGCTATCCGGTTCTTTTCTACCACTTTCGGGTGGAACCATGACCGGTGAAATATTACAGCCCTTAGCTCCATCAACAGGTAACGCATTAGCCAACAAAGCTTATGTTGATGCTCAAATTTCAAGTTCTACTCCAGACGCAACAACTTTGATCAAAGGAAAGGTACAATTAGCTGGAGATTTAGGAGGTGTTAGTACAGTTAGTCAACTCAAAGGATCGTCTTCAGCTTCTTCGAATGCAACCGACATTTCTTTAGGGTCAAATTTATTCATGTCTGGTTCCGTTTTAAATATTAATACGGCGTCTTTATCGGGTACATTTTTACCTTTATCTGGTGGAACTATGAGCGGAGCGATTAATCAACCATCACTTCCCATAAATCCAAATGAACTCGCTAATAAAACTTATATTGACTCGCAAATTACTCCTGATGCAACTACTTTAATTAAAGGTAAGGTTCAACTTGCAGGTGATTTAACCGGTACTGCAAGTTTGCCGATTATAGCTCCATTAGCAGTAACAACTTCAAAATTAAATGACAATGCTGTAACTAATCTAAAATTGGCAAATATGTCTTCTTCAAGTCAATTAAAAGGATCGGGTTCGGGCGGACCAACTACAATAGATATTTCATTAGGTTCCAATTTAAGTATAACCGGAACTACATTAGATGTCAATACTTCCTCTCTTTCTGGTTCTTTTCTACCATTATCTGGTGGAACTATGACGGGCGAGATACTTCAACCATTAGCTCCTTCTACCGGGAATGCATTAACCAACAAAACTTATGTAGATGCTCAAATTTTGGTTGGAACTCCTGATGCGACTACCTTAATAAAAGGAAAGATTCAATTAGCCGGTGATTTAGGTGGTACAGGTACCTGCTGCTTCTCCAATTATTTCTAATTTGGCTATCACCAACCCTAAAGTTAATCCCGGAGGAGCGAGTACTCTCAAAGGTACAAATTCACTTACGAATGTCGATGACATTATTTTAGGTTCGGATCTATCTTTAACTTCTGGAGCAGGTCCAACCTTATCAGTCAATCAATCTGTTTTTAATAAAGCTGGAGCTTCTCAGTTCGGTGTGGTTGAATTTGACTCTAGTGGTGATCTAAATGCAACAGCTATCAACTCTGGTATCGGAGTAGTTAAACCTTTGGCTATCACCAACTCTAAAGTTAATCCTGGTGGAGCAAATACTCTTAAAGGTACTAATTCACTTATGAATGTTGACGATATTATCTTAGGTTCAGGTCTATCTTTAACATCTGGTATAAGCCCAACTTTATCTGTGAATTCTGGCGCATTGAATAAAGCTGGAGTTGCTCAGTTCGGTGTGGTAGAATTTGATCCTAGTGGCGATCTAAATGCGACGGCTTCCAACTCTGGCATCGGAGTCGTTAAACCTTTGGCTATCACCAACCCTAAAGTTAATCCCGGAGGAGCGAGTACTCTTAAAGGTACTAATTCACTTACGAATGTAGACGATATTATCTTAGGTTCAGGACTATCTTTAACTGCCGGAGCAGGCCCAACTTTATCAGTCAATACGACGACCTTAAATAAAGCCGGAGCTGCCCAGTTCGGTGTAGTTGAATTTGATCCTAGCGGTGATCTAAATGCGACATCTTTAAACTCTGGCATTGGAGTGGTTAAACCATTAGCTATTACCAATGCAAAAATGGCCAATATGTTCGCCATAAGTCAATTAAAAGGATCGGGTTCTGGAGGTACAACAACTACAGATATTACTTTAGGAGCAGGTTTAACCATGTCAGGAACAAATTTATTTGTGGATAGTGCAGCCTTACAAAAAGCTGGAAATGCGCAATTTGGAGTTGTTGAATTTGACGCTTCGGGAGATCTTACTCAAACAGCTGTCAACTCTGGTATCGGAGTAGTTAAATCATTGCCAAATTAGCTAATTTGAGCGCTGTCAGTCAACTTAAAGGATCTTCTTCAGTTTCTTCAACCGCTACTACTGATATCTCCCTTGGTACTGGATTGAGTATGACAGGTTCTACTCTGAATGTTGATTCTACCACTCTTTCTAAAGCTGGAGTTGCTCAGTTCGGTGTGGTAGAATTTGATCCTAGTGGCGATCTAAATGCGACGGAACTCTGGTATCGGAGTCGTTAAACCTTTGGCTATCACCAACGCTAAATTAGCCAATTTGAGCGCTGTTAGTCAACTCAAAGGATCTTCTTCTACTCTTCCAGATGCAACAGACATCTCACTTGGTACTGGATTAACTATGACAGGTGCAACACTGTCTGCAACTGGAATTAAAACAAAAAATTCCAGTGTTGCAAGAACTTTACAAACTTCAACTGGAGCAGTTGGATTTCAAGTATCCGCCACTCAACCTGCAAACGTGTATTATTCTGTTCAAATTTCAACTACTATTGCTGTTGGTGGATCATCTACAGGCACAGTATTTTTAGAAGTTGCACCAACAAACTCAGCTGTACCAGGAGATTGGGTGATAGATGCACAAATATCCAATCAATCTTTTGCTGGATTATTAACGTTAAGTTCAACCCAAGTCATGTGCTTTGAACTATCGACATATGTGCCGGTTGGTTATTATGTAAAACTAAGAACAACAAGCGCCGGGACTGCTTCATTTGTATATCAAAGAGGTACTGAGGTATTAGGTTAATTTTATTTTTTTTAAGTTTCAAAAAACTTAAAAAAGCACACAGATAATAAATGTCTTCAAATTTTAAAATATATGATCCGGTGGCACAATTAATTGCGACTGGTGGCAGTGGTGGTGGTGGTTTACCTTCAACAGGAGGAACTTTAACTGGAAATCTGACTATGCAACCACCATCTAAGATTATTCAATGCGCTGCTCCTGTTGGTCCCTGCGACCTGACAAATAAAATGTACGTTGATAGTTTAATTGGTGGTGGTCCATTTTTACCACTTTCAGGTGGAACTATGACGGGTCAGATATTGCAATCTTTAGCTCCATCAACTGGTAACGCGTTAGCTAATAAAGCTTATGTGGACGCTCAAGTCGCAGCCATTCCAGATGCGACTACATCAGTCAAAGGAAAGGTACAATTAGCTGGAGATTTAGGTGGTGTTGGTACAAGCGCAGCAGCACCTGTTATAACTAGTGGAGCTGTTAGTAATCTTAAATTGAGTACTGGAACAAATTCAACTTTAAAAGGAACTAGTGGAAGTGGTGTTGTGAGTGACATTGTTCTAGGACCAGGGTTATCTATGCCCGCAGGTATTTTAAACTTGGATCCCGCTAACATTCAGAAAGCTGGCGCTACCCAGTTCGGTGTGGTTGAATTTGATCCTAGTGGCGATCTAAATGCGACGGCTGCCAACTCTGGTATTGGAGTCGTTAAACCATTGGCTATCACAAACGCCAAACTAGCCAATTTGAGTGGACCAAGTCGTTTGAAAGGTTCTTCTTCGACTCTTCCAAATGCAACAGACATCTCTCTTGGACCAAGTTTAACTATGACCGGATCAACTTTAGAAGTTAATCCGGTCTCGGTTCCATCTATTCCAGTTTTGGTTTCTCAAGGTGGTACAGGAGCCACTACTCTACCAGCTGGCTATTTGAAAGGTAATGGCACATCTCCAGTTACTTCTTCTTCTACGGTTCCAACTGCTGATCTTTCGGGTCAATTTGTTGGCACGGTCAATGGAATAGCTCCGGTTCCTACAAATGGTGGCAACGTAACCATGTTATTTGGAAACGTCACTACTGGTATTTTAACTGCGATTCCAGCTCAACCACAACCAAATGGAGCTATATATGTCGTTAGCGGAGATCCTACACCAGCCAACAATGGCCGGACTTATATCTCCGATGGTGTTGCTTGGCAAGAAGTGACTACCAATCAAGCCGCCACTGACGCTCGATATGTTCTAAAGGCGGGAGATACCATGACAGGAGAACTATTCCAACCTTTGGCTCCTTCAACCGGAAATGCATTGACTAACAAGACCTATGTAGATGCCCAAATTTCAGGTGGCTCTACTCCAGACGCAACAACGTTAGTTAAAGGAAAGGTACAATTAGCTGGAGATTTAGGTGGTGTTGGTACAAGCGCAGCGGCACCTGTTATAACTAGTGGAGCTGTTAGCAATCTTAAATTGAGTACTGGAACCAATTCAACTTTAAAAGGAACTAGTGGAAGTGGTGTTGTGAGTGACATTGTTCTAGGACCAGGGTTATCTATGCCCGCAGGTATTTTAAACTTGGATCCCGCTAACATTCAGAAAGCCGGAGCTGCACAATTTGGGGTGGTTGAATTTGATCCTAGTGGCGATCTAAATGCGACGGCAGCTAACTCTGGTATCGGAGTTGTCAAACCATTGGCTATCACAAACCCTAAAGTTAATCCCGGAGGAGCGAGTACTCTCAAAGGTACTAATTCACTTACGAATGTAGACGATATTATCTTAGGTTCAGGGCTATCTTTAACTGCCGGAGCTGGACCAACTTTATCGGTGAATGTGACTACCATTCAGAAAGCTGGTGCTGCACAATTTGGGGTGGTTGAATTTGATCCTAGTGGCGATCTAAATGCGACGGTAGCTAACTCTGGTATCGGAGTTGTCAAACCATTGGCTATCACAAACCCTAAAGTTAATCCCGGAGGAGCGAGTACTCTCAAAGGTACTAATTCACTTACGAATGTAGACGATATTATCTTAGGTTCA